CAGGCTCCACCGTGACGCGAGCCGCTGACGACCTTGTGATTTCCGGCAGTGCCTTTAGTGACTTCTATAATGGTTCTGAAGGAACGTTTTATGTAGAGGTAGTCGATAGACAGGTCACAGGTTCATCTCACAGTTACATTGTCGGTCAGTCGGCTTCTCAATTTTTCCTCTACAAAGACTCCGGCTCGGCTCAAATCACCAGCTTCGACGCTGGGACTGGTATGAATAAATCTCCATTGGTAGCTAACCAGTTAATGAGACTGGCTCTGACCTATAAATCAGCATCACCTGCATCTCGTTCACTGTCTTTAGACGGCTCAACATCTGACGGCAGTTATAACGGAAATTTCTCTTCAGCAAATATCCTTAAAATAGGAGGCGGCTATAGTGATGTATTTAGTGGTTATTTCCGCAGAATCCTATTTTGGCCTTATCACTCAGACAATCTCTAACAAATGGCACTCAATCTATCCACACTGACGAACTCAGCGACATCTGGAGATGTTCTAGCAGAAGCCCTGACGACCGCTGATTTCCTTGAGCCAGTTCCGGTTCTTCGCAACTTGGCTCGGGGTTCACAAAAGGGCGGCGATGCGAAACAAGGGACAGCCTTAAACCAGCCTAAAGCGTTGCCGCTTATCGATGGTGATGGTTATCTTTATTGCTCTGGTGTTGATGGTAACTATGCAGCGGTAGATAGCCCAGTGTTACCCGAGACCGGAGACTTTGATTTACGTATTGATTTCATTGTAAAACAATTACCGTCAAGTTTTTTCGACTTGTTTGTACAACGCACTCCTACCGATTCAAATAGATTTTTGTTAAGGGTAACTGATACACTAGCCTTAAGTGTTTTTTGGGCGAGCGGAGGAGGTTCTATTAATAGTAATGACAATGCGGTTGTTCTTGGTCAACGAAATACAGCACGGCTCAAAAGAGTGGGAACCGCTGTGACGATTTACGTTGATGACGCAGAAGTCGGCTCGTTCACAACTGGCGCATCGATTGAGCAAACCAATTCACGAATAGGTCAAGACCCAAGTCTTACGGCAAGGGCGCTCACCGGCGCTGTTTTCAGCGTCACCGAAGGCTCTAACACTAACATCGACTTCACGGCCACCAACGTGCGCCACGGTGACACCAAGTTTAAATGCGCGACTGGTCAAGTGGTGACAATCAACCAGTCCGGCAACGACCCCGCCACGGTTATCAAGAAGCCTGTCTTGCGGTTCGATGGTGCTAATAGTTCACTTCAAGGTATATTTTCTAATAACATCAACAACGGTTATTATTTTGCGGCGTTCAGTATACTCGGAAATGGGGGTGACGCAGCTGCTCGTTTATTTAGCGTTTATAAAACAGGCGAGTTTGACTATAGCCCAACAGGTTTTATTTTTGGAGGCGCTTCTAGTTCAGGTCTTCAGTCGTTCAATAACACGCAGTTGTTAAATCATCCTAATCTTTTTGATGATGCAAATGGTGACGTGTTACACGATGTAAGAGCATTAGGCGGCAACCTAAGTAGTCGAGTTAATAATGCCGACCTAAAAACTAGCTCTAACGCAATTTCGGCTGTTGATTCCGGTAATTTTAATATTGGCAGCCAAAGGGTTCCTACCGCAGACAACGCCGCCATCGACCTAGAGTTCCTTGCCCTCTTCCCTGCGTCCATCACCGACGCCCAAGCTGATTCCGTGCGTTCATATATTAATAATAGGAACAACGTGTTTGACCTAAAGGACGGCTTTGGGTACTACTTCTTTGACCCTCAGATTTTCCCTATTGCTTATCCTGCTGCCTTTGTGAGCTTTTGGGGTGGTAATATTGTTGGTTCTGATCTCACACTTAACGCTTCTGTTAGCCAATCTGTAGTCAACCACCGACCAACACGGGATGGCTACAAGGTTACATTTAACGACAACGGTGACCACCTTGTGGTTGCAAGTCCACTGTCAGGAGGGCAAGCTGGCTGGCAAATCGTAGGCACGTCACTCGGAACCTTTGCGTATCGCGTGAATGCCAATGCGGTCACTGAGCTGAATCTTTTGGGTAACTTAGGTAACGCATCGTATCGCAAAACTGGTGATTTGTATGGTATTATATTATTACCAGAATCGGCAACTGGTGCAGATATTGAGGCGGCGCGTAAATTGTTAATCGACCGAGGCGCGGCAGACGGCGTGACCGGCACAAGCCTTTCTCAGTATTTTAGAGAGCGAGCTGACATTGTAGATTTTCATAACGTAGATACATCAAATATTTCGTCCTTAACCAGCTCATGGTCTAACTGCTCCTCCCTTACATTCTTCCCCCTGCTCGACTTCTCATCAGGAACGAACTTTTACCAAACATGGTTTAATTGCTCCTCCCTTAAGTCCTTTCCGTTAATTGATGCTTCATCAGGAACGAACTTTTACCGAGCATGGCGGTCTTGCATATCCCTCAATGATTTTGCAGCTATCGACGCTAGAAATGGGACTTCTTTCCAAGAAGCATGGCAAAACTGCTCGTCCCTAACGTCATTCCCGGCTGGCGCAAAGCTCGGCACGGAGGCGAACAATGTGAACTTTACGAGCGCATGGCAGCAAAGTGGACTCACTTCGTTTAGCACTCCGTTACCTACTGCGACAAGCGTGAATCAGGCATGGCATCAGTGCGCTTTGCTCACAAGTTTTAGCTCAGACCTGTCGGCAGTGACTACCGCGAACTACGCATGGTTAAGCTGCACGTCACTCACTAGTTTTGATACGCCTCTGCCATCAGCGACTCAAATGCTCCTCGCATGGTATAACTGCTCCTCACTCACAAGTTTTAGCTCAGAGCTTCCCTCAGCGGTTAACGTGAATCAGGCATGGTTAAACTGCACGTCACTCACAGATTTCTCAGCCGATGTCTTTGCTAACTGGAATCCATCAAGCATAACAACAGGAGTCTTCAACTTAGCATGGGACGGCTGCGTGAATCTCACCGCTCAATCGGTCGAGAACATACTGACAGCCATCGACGCATCAGGCAAATACGGAACCGCAACGGGAGCTGCTGGTGGTGGCGCAATAGACAGCGGCATCGACATCGACTACAACGGTGACACACTCAGTGCCGCGACGAACACCGCAGTAACATCACTCAAGGCCAAAGGCTGGAGCATCATCGTTAACAACGTAACACTTTAAGTAATGACAGACGAAACCCATAGATTCTTTAGGTTCTCCAATCAGGCATCCTACGAGCAGCTCACGACCGCCGGAAACGAAGCCCGAGGTCTACCAGACGGCAACGGCACTGACAGGTGGTTGGCACTGTGGGATAAGACATTCTTAGACCCTGAGACCAACAGCGACAGGTTGTATTGTGTTAAGCGCAGTGGCATCCTTGAGTCTGATAACTTTGACCTAGAGGGTATCGAAGAGATTAACCTTGAGACCTACCTTCAACGCTTGAGCTGGGAGCCACCTATCGAAGAAGACCTAGAGATGGAAGATGAGTTAGAACTACTAGACCTACCTGACTAATGGACGAACAACAAGAACCACTCACAGAAATCGAACAGTCACGAGCTGACACTGGGTTTCGTTATTACGTCGTCAAACCCGACGAACTCTACACGGGACTTGTTGCAGCCGTAGACTCTGACCGTGGCTATCCTAACAAACAAGGAACAACACTCACCGGACTCCCACCTGTTGCTAACCTGGCAGAAGCTACTGATGGTAGTGGACGACTCATAGCTATCGACTGCTGGAGATTCACTGCTAACGATGACGCGATGCTTGAAGATGCCGAGGGTGTTCAAGAGCTTACTCAACTAGAATTTTTATCAATCAAACCTCAACCCGAGGAACTACTTTAACAACAATAACACATGCACGTCGAGACAGCACAGCAACTCTATACCACCCTAGAAGGCGCACGGTATTCCTACCTTGACCGAGGACGGGCCTGTTCAAAGCTGACGCTTCCTTATGTTATGCCTGAGGAGGGCTTCGGTCCCCACAGTCGCCTAGAGACACCTTTCAGTGGCGTTGGTTCCCGTGGTGTTAACAATCTTGCCTCTAAGCTGTTGCTTGCGTTGTTGCCTCCTAACTCACCTTTCTTTAGATTCCAAGCCAACGAAAAGAAGCTTGCCGAGGACGAGACTCCACCTGAGTTAATGAGTGAGATCGAAGCATCTCTCCAAGCCCTTGAGGAGCTAGTGATGGATGAGGTTACCCGAGGTGCATACCGGGTTGCTCTTCACGAAGCCCTTAAGCATCTCATCATCACCGGTAACGCTTTGTTATATCTACCGGATGAAGGAGGACTACGAGTCTTTCACCTCGACCGCTTTGTTGTCCAGCGTGACCCTATGGGTAATTTGTTATCTGTGGCCACCAAGGAGTCTGTTGCATTCAGCACTCTTTCGGAGGAGATACGCCAACGACTTCAACAACAAGATCCGAACCTTGCCGAAAGTGACGCTAAGGTGGACTTGTTTACATCTTGTAAAAGGAAAGCCAAACACTGGGTGATCACTCAGGATGTTAATGGTGTAGATATTCCGTATGCTGGTGGTAAGGTAACAATGGACCGCAACCCATTCATCCCTTTAAGACTTTCTAGGATTGACGGTGAAGCTTACGGACGTGGGTTCGTTGAGGAATACCTCGGTGACATCCAGAGTCTCGAAGCGTTGACCCGTGCTATTGTCGAAGGATCGTCTGCTGCTGCTAAGGTTCTCTTTCTTGTTAACCCTAATGGCACCACACGCGCCCGGACGTTAGCTGAAAGCCCCAACGGTGCGATTGTCCAAGGCAACGCCGCTGATGTTAACACTCTCCAGCTAGATAAGTTCAACGACTTTAGGACAGCCCAGGTTACCATGGAAGCAATCAAGGACCGCCTTGGTGCTGCCTTCTTGTTGACCTCAGGTGTGGTCCGACAGGCCGAGCGTGTGACAGCCGAGGAGATCCGTATGTTATCACAAGAGCTTGAGGCTTCCCTAGGTGGTCTTTACTCGCTCCTTGCTGCTGAGATGCAATTACCATTGGTGAAGCGCATCATGTCAGTCATGCAAAAGAAGAAGATGTTACCTAAGCTTCCTAAGGACTTGGTGAAGCCAGTTATTGTTACCGGGGTAGAGGCCCTTGGTAGAGGTAACGATCTTTCTAAATTAGATTTATTCCTTGCCGGTGCTGCTCAGGTCGTAGGACCAGAAGCTATCGGCCAGTTTGTTAATGTTGAAGACTACTTTAAGCGTCGTGCAACTGCTCTCGGTATCAAGACCGAAGGACTCATCAAGAGTGCCGAGCAGATGCAACAAGAAGCACAGATGCAACAGATGCAAGCTATGACTGAGAAGCTAGGACCAGCCGGTATTAAAGCCTTGAACGATCAGGCGTTGGCGGGTAACATGCCATCAGTCGAACCACAAGAATAAATATGGAAAGCGTTACATTTAGCGAACCCACAGAACAGGAGAATATATCTCTTGAAGAACAGGCTGCTATGCAAGATGAGCAAGCCAAAGAACAACAGCCCGAAACGGCTGAAGCAACTCCACAAGACCGCCCTGAGTGGTTACCGGAGAAGTTTGATAACCCGGAGGCTTTAGCAGACGCTTACAGCAACCTCGAAAAGCAGTTCCACGAGAACAAAGCCGAGCCATCCGAGACCGAAGACAACGCTACCAGCGAACCAGAGGTAACTAACAGTGCTGTCACCAGTGCATCCGAAGAATACTTCGAGACCGGTGAGCTATCCGAGGAGACCTATAAGTCCCTTGAGGCTAACGGTATCCCTAAGGAGATGGTTGATATGTATGTTAATGGCTACGAAGCCGTGGCTAACCAACAACAACAAACCTTGATGCAGGAG